TGGTAGAAATTATCAGAGTCTTCATCAAATTCAACTTGATTTAATGCTGAATTAATTTTAATTTTTATTATACTATCTTCATTTTCTGAATTGGTTGATATTCCATAAGCAAATGTGTTAATTGATACTATGGTTCCATCTGAAATAGAATTAATATTTCCTCCATCTATACTAAAACATCCATAAAATTGATTTACTGACTTTGATGTATATGAAACTATACCAGAATTTCCATCTGTATAGTTTACACTTAAATGACCATTTTCAGGAAATCCTAATGTAGATTCTACAGTAATTACATCAGATAATTCTGTATGGTTATCAATTACTTTAGTTTTTGGATGAATTTTAAATTCCCCATAAACAGAACCATCCACACTAATATCTCGTGAATATCCTGCATCTAAACTTAATTTATAGTATTTTGTTCCGGATTTTGTGATGAGGGTTTCTACATTTGTTACTGGAGCATAAGACTTCGTGTAGTTGCCATACAAATACTCATCCTGATATAATGTAGAATTAACTAAATCTAATGGATTTCCCTCTATTGATTCAACTAAGAAGTCAAATGTTACATTGTATTGAGTATCTGATGGTTTAAATAGATAATCTTTTGGACGTATAATTTTTATACTCTCACCATAAAGACATTTGAATAGTATATTAAAGGATTCGTCAGTTCCTTTGGTGGAATAAAAATCCCTTGCTTGTTTAATGAAAAGTTTTTCGTTAACAGAATTATACAACTCTTTTGATTCAAATCCCGGCAAGAGTTGATACTTAGTTTTTCTTAAAAATTCTTTTAAGAACAATACACTTAAATTTATTATTTTTGAACCAGATTCATGCTCATTTGATTGTGAAGTTTTAAATAATAATTGATCCGATGCTCCATCGGATTCATAAGAAACCACTCCACTAAATCCTCTTACACAACCAACAAAAGAATCTCCAGAAATTTCTCTATAAGTAATAATTTCATCGTCAATTTGCAATAGTCCATATGATTTTGGAAATCCGTGAGTTCCTGTGGGACTTTTTTCTAAATCAATGGTGATTATGTCGTCAGAAAATGATATACTATCCTTTAAGACTACATCAGTTACAGTTTCTGCCGAATTATCTAACTTAATATACCTATCAATATTTTGAATCAAATCTACTGGAGATCCTTGATATTCATTGGAAATATAATATTGATTTAGAAATTCAGAGAATAATGGAAACTCCTCCCTTACATATTCTGGGAGTTGATTTTCTACGATATTATTGAATTTAATTCTGGTTTCTGTCATATTCTTTTAGGATCTTACTAAGTTTCCATTAGTGTAACTTGAGGACACAATATAATTTGATGCGGAAGGATCTGCTCCTGAGGAAATCTCATCAACAACCATTTCAAATAAACTGCTATTAATATCTAGTTGTAAATATAAATCCTGTAATCCAATTACATCATTTGATTTTGGAGAAGTTGATATTTGAATTGTGGATTGTCCATTTATTATTTTTTCTGTTGAAATTATATTTAATGGATTTAAATTAATAATTCCTTTTTTATAATCTACAGTTCCCGCATTTCTTATTACAATATTAAAATCAGTTGAATTTTTATTTGGCAAACTAAAGAAAAATATAATTCCAGTCTCTCTATCAGTGTTTGGTATATCTGATAAGTAAAGATCTTGCTGTATTCCAGACATTCTAAATGAAGATGATTTAATGTTAAATCCATTCAAGTCTGAAATATGAAATTGATTACCAAATCCAATAGAATAAGTTGCAAAGGAATTTAATACAACTCTTAAATCTCTACGTATTGAAATTTTTGTAATATTTGAAGTAACTGCAGCATGACTATCATCTACAACTTTCAAAAATTTACTGTATTTAAATCTTGCTCCATATTTATTTAATTCTGTAGACTTTGCATATTTATTTACATTATAGTTGATACTTGTTAACACCTGATCCGGACCAGATGATAAATTTGGATTATAATAAATTTTAGAATCAGTTTCTATATACAGATATTTTAAATCTAGAATTTCGGGAACTATTCCCGCCACTGCATATTGCTTTAGTTTTGTTTTTATATTTTCTTTAATTAAATTTGGTAAAAATTCACCAGTTCTAGGTTTAATGCTGATAAAGACCTTTCCATACTGAGGTGGAATCAATTCTTCCCCACCAAAAACAGAAATAGATTCTGTTTCTGGATATATTACATTCTTGACTAAAGATTCATAATCATTTGATGTTACTGCTCTGTTCTGCGAAGCATATATTCTTCCGGAGTATTTTTTAACAGATTCGATTGATTCAATGTCTTCTCCTCCAGATGAAATTAAACCAGTTGTTAATAAAGAAATTCCTGAAGTAATATTTTCGTTATTGGAAGATTTTAATAACCCAGAAAAAGAAAATTGAGAGATTCCATTTCCAGATTCACCATTGGACACAATATATGAAACCTCTATCTCATCATTATTCTGCAAAGATTCTCCAAAAATACCATCTCCAAAAATTATTTCATATCTTTCATCATCTACTTCTTGTATAAAAAATACTTTAGAGTTTTTATCTATTTCTAAAATATTTTTATGAAGGATATAGTTTGATTTAACTCCAGATCTCTCTACAGATACTGAAAGTAACTCAGTATCAATACCGGGGTTTGGTAAAATAAATCTCTGATTTAAGTTATTCGTATTATATGTAAATTTATTGGTGACTAAAGAACCTTCATAGATTTTTATATCATCAAAAGATGCTACTCCATTTAGAACTGGTTTTGTAATATTCTCTAATATGGAAAATACAAATGATTGATTTGAAAAACTTTTTGAACTGGTAGATATTATTCCCTTATTAAGAGTCACAAAAGAACTTTGTGTGTTTGAATTTGAAAAATCTACAAAAAAACTTACGGTCGCTCTTGCAGATTTTCTAGATCTAGGTATATACCCTATATTCCTAGCAAGAGAAATAACATTTTCCCTTAATGTAGCACTATCAATAAAAACCTCATTTGCGACCATATTCGCATTATATGAGGTGATATATGTGTTATATGCTAATACATCTAAAATTGTGGAAAGATTAGAACCTTCAAAATTATAATCAGTAAAATTTGAGTTTGACCTCAAATAATCTTTTAGCGTTGTTTTGATTTGATCAAAATCTAAATTTGAAAAATTTGTTAATGTCATTTATCTAGAAGGAAGTAATACAAATTCTAACTGTTGGGGTTGTACATCTGCACCAATAATTCTATAGATTATTGTGACATTAAATGAATTATTATCATACTCTGGAACAACACTAACATCAATTAATTCAACTCTTGGTTCATAATTTTGAATAGAATTTTCTATTTCATCCTTAATTGTGGTAGATGTAAGATCATCAATGTTTTCAAATAGTGATTTTTTTACTTGAGAACCAAAAGAAGGATTAAAAAATTTTTCTCCTGGTTGAGTAAGTACAATATTTCTCATAGAACGAGCAATCGCAGTTTCATTTTTAATTCCAATAAGATCATTATTCAGAGGATTAGTCTGAAATGACATACTTATATCTTTAAAACCACTACTTACTCGTTCTAAAGGCATATTAAATTTTAAATTTAATATTATTTATCATAGATTTTTTGATTCATAAATGGGTTCTGTGCCATATTCCCAATCATCATAATCGTTATCATTTCTAATTTTTGAATGAATGTCGTTTTGATGACAAAAATCGTGTTTTTTAGGAGTTAAATCATCATTTGCAATCTCACGAAGCATTTTTTGCTTCTCAACTTTAGATTCCCAACCATATTCAGATGACAAATACTGAGTTCCCCATTCAGATTTCATAAAATTTTGATCTTTATCGACTTGTTTAGTCATTTTTGCTCCTGATACTTTAGATCAGAACTTTTTACGGGGTTTCTATCCCGTTATGTTCAAAAATCGATATAAAAACCTTTTCTAAGATAATCTTGGTCCTCTATAAAAGTTAAATTTTCTATTTTCTTGACTTTTTCTTCTTTCCAAACTGGAATTGCAATTGAATTTCCATATCTAAAATCAGGATTTCTCCTGAAATGAACTTCAATTAGTTTATTATCTATGAATTCACAGTTTATCCAGTCATAATTTCCTTTAATATTGCTTAAAACAACAGGAAACTCTATATTTTTTTCTATCTTATACCATTTACTCCACTTGTAAAGAGGATCTTCTGTATTTTTTTCACCAACAACTACTAATGAAGATTTTTTCTGATAGAAATCCACACTTAAATGTGTTCCATTGAAGATTTCACACCAAAATTCTGCCGGATGTAGATGATCTGTTTCTTTTTCTAACCATTCTATACGAGAAAAACGTCCCATACCAAGTAAATTAATACTAGGTCGGACTATATAATACCCAGAAAAAGGAACAGGCACCCCTGCAGGTCCGCAGAGATGCCCTAGAATATGATTTAAAAAGAGTTTGTTATATACCCAAAGATCTTCATTATGAATATGTTTCCATTCTTCGTAACAATCTAGTGGATACATAGTCTTTTTAACTATTTAACCTTTACCTTGACCCCTATACTTCTTCTTACGTCCATTACGAGAAGTTGCACTGAGTAATGTGCGAGCAGAACGACCTTGACGTGTTTTCTTAGGCGCTCCGGATTCAAATTCCTTTTTATTCATTGCCATTTTAAATTTCCTCCAATTCTATAAGTTCTGGATCAATTAGTTCTCCCGAGAAAAAAGATTCTGAGAAGTCCTGTAGAATCTCACTACATTCTTCTGTAGTGAGATTTGTATAAATTTTACGCCCTTTGTAAAGGACATTGTAAAGTTTATTCATTAGATAATACGAGTTTTCTCATGACCAACTCTAATACGAGGATCGCACCAGATTTTGTATCCCTTATCAATAGCATCAAGACAGAAAGAAACATCTTCTCCACACATATCTTGAACTGCGCCTGACTCAAAGACTTGCATCTTTGGAGCAAACCAAGGATACTCAAGATTCTCAAAAACTCCTTTCTTAATCAATACCCAACCAAAACCAGTGTAATCAACTGTAAATGGCTTCTTACGCTTTGTGATAGACTCTACAGTTTCGTGATTCATGACTCCACCATTCTTGCGGAAATCATCTTCTTCCAACCAATGTGCGACAGAAGTTGTGTGTCCATCTTCAGTTGCATACCAACCAGCAACTACTTCACGATTTTCTCCTTCTTCATTCAAAGCAAGATCACAGAGTTGCCAGAATTTGTTAGAATCAAAGACAATATCCGAGTCAATCCAAAGTTGATAATCATATTCAAGTTTTCCGTCCCAAGGAATTTGTTTTGGTCCCCTTAGAACATTTGCCCCAAGACATTTGCATCGCGCAAAATTAACCATTGACGAATAATCTTGAGAGATCTGAATGCTCATTCCATTCTGTACAATATCAAAACAAAGTTGTACAAATGCTTTCAAAAAGATAAAAGAACATCCTCGACCGGGCAAACAAAAAACAATTGATTTTCCTCGCATCCTTTCTTTAATAGCATCATAATCCCATTCTTGAGATGTGGGTTTTGGTGCTGCCGCTTTAACAGTAAATCCTTTTGCCATAAAAAAATAAAACCTTCAGTTCAATTTTAACAGTCTATATATGCAGTTGTCAATGTGAAGAGTTTAAACTCATTTCTTTCTGAAAAATCAATTCCTCATAGGATAAGTCTTCTATAACATAGTCAGTTTTCATAATTCCTACCATATTATTAATGGTACTCCAAGTTGTTTCGAATTCATCCTCTTTGATAGAATGAAATAAACACTTATCTTTTGCGTAGATGTGATATATTTTTTCTGTTTGCATAAAAAATTTTTTACGAAATTTTTTTATGGTAAAGTTATTTTACCAGTGCATTATATATCAGACTAATCAAAATACCAAGAGATGTTAATGCAATTCTACTCATTTGCTTTGGATATCTGATTATCCATCCTGCAAGTATCACTCTCCAAAAATTCCAATATGGCGCTGATTTTTTCATCTCTTCTTTCTTTTTGAAGATGCTCTTTTTTGTGCAGGAGTTCTGAAGATACCAGTTGCGCAATTTTTCTTTTTCTTGTGCTTACCTCCGAAGATTCCCCATCCGTGGCAATTTGCTTTTCTTTTTGGAGACATTTTTTTATGGAAAATTTTTTTTTATGAGAGTGATAGATAGCTCGAAAAAGACATACAGTGTAGGTTAGGGTAGTGGGGCGTTTTTATATACGGGGCAACGCCCGATATAAACAATAACAAATAACATAAAATAACTGCTATAACGAATAAACAACTGACCACGAATAACTAATACTTATTCGTGTTGTTTATACTAACTGCCCCCAAATCACTGTGTTATTCTTATAAAACAACGCAGTTCTTATTACTTATTAACAGCAAAAACCATCACTATTTAATAAGAACTGCCTATTCTTTATACGAACTGCTGCCAATTAACGACGAATAGTAATAAGTATAAAGAATTAAGTTGCCCAGAAAGATAAAAACAATCAGACAAAGTAATAATAATAAACGAAACATCTATCAGACGATGTTTCTTACCCCACGAAAGTATAATACAACGAAGGAAAGTTGCATTGTATTATGAATCACCAGGGCGCATTGAGATCTTCTACATAACTCTTCACTGATTCTTTACTGTCTAACCCGAACAGTTTCTTCCAGTTAATCTGATGAGGATTAAAATCTTCATTCACGTTTAATTCAAGAGTGATACGATACTTATTCTTTTGTGCCTTGGGAGAAGAAATTGCCATAAGTTAAAGAACCGAAAGAACGAATAAACTCTACTGGTTAATTCTATCAGACCTTGCAGTACCCGTCAAGTATTGCCCCCATAACGAACTTGAATTATAAACGAATCTTTTCTTCTTATGATTGCTTTGAGATTCTGATAAGATCGAATCTCTATACGAATCTTATCTAATCACGAATGACTTTGTGATTATAATCTCACAATGGTGTCGCAGTATTATCTTTCTATACGAATCTTATCTAATCACGAATGAACTTTTGAGTTCTTTATTATCAGTGCTTCTTAAGAATAAGTTTCTATACGAATCTTATCTAATCACGAATGAGTTTTTAATTCATTCTTCTCATCAGTGCTTGTATCTTTATTGCTGATACGCATCTTACCTAATCACGAAACAATTATAAGTTGATACTATAAAACCTTCCCGACATCTTTAGAAATTCGCATAGGAATCTAAAGCAGGAATTCTGTGTTTTTATTGGGTTTCGGTGAGTATTCAGTTTTGATAATCTCTCTCATGATTCATTCGGCACATCGAGAAACCTATAGTTAAACTCTGTTCGCCTGATAATATGAGTGTTCAAAAGTGGGTTTTTATTAACTCTTCGCTTCTGTGGAATTTGACTTTTGACCCCGTAGGAAAGTTCAAATTCGCAATATGAATCGAATTGTTATGTTTATTTATACAAGTTCTTGCTGTTTTTTGTGGTTCTATCCTGTGCTGATTTAATAGCAAAAAACAGGCACTTCAGTACTCTGACCCCTAAATGAGTTTATAAGTGCCTTGGAGGGGCATACAGAAGTGTCTGGTGGCGTTTTATTCTAATGTCTGGGGAGTGCTTATACCTTGTGCCGGTTTTTGGAGTGTCCTGGGGGTATTGACAAAACAGTGCTGATGTGTTATAATACGCGGGCCAAGATCACAAGGTCTAGAGGCATTTATAAGGTATTAAAAACACAAGACTTGAGCACATTTAATTGACTATAAAACACAAGGTCTAGAGAACAATAAAAATCAAACAAATGTAAGAAAATACAAACAATTCACTATGATTTTTTAATACATTTTTAATGTATTACTTTACACAAACTCCATCATATAATAATCAACAGTAATTTCTAACTCAGCACATTTCCTTTCAATCTCCATTGCATATTCATCAGCATACATTTCATCGTCGTGCTGACAGAAAAGATCAAGTGTAGATTCATTCATAAAAGTCATTTGTTCAGATTGATGAGTTCTTTTTGAATAGTCAGTACATCATAAATATCATCTACATCAGCAAGATCAACTGGTGCAAATTCAGAAAGATTTACAGTATTATCTTTATAAATGGGAGCATAATACAATTCATTCTCATCAGGATCAAGAGCATAAACACAACCGTGATCTTGTTTTTGAAGAATAATCATTTCAGTGAGTTCAGGATAATCAGGAGTTCTTTACCGTTAATTGCTTTTGACAGCAAATTGATTTTAGTCTTATGTTTCATTCTGTTCAATCTCATTCAGAAGTTCAGTATATGCTTTAATAGATGCTTCAGTGCAATTATGATATTTGAGATCTTGAATATAATACTCAAGTGCTTCGATTAACATTTGAGTGCGATTGGGTTTCATCATTCTAATGTAAGAGAATCAAAAGTGATAAAAGTAAGTTCAGTTAAAACATCATCATCAACTGGACCAAGTTTATCATGAATTGCATCTGAAATCAATTCATACATTGTCGAAACATAACGATCATTGTATCGAATATAATCAAGCACTTCTGATTTAAGTGCATCAGACAAGTTGTGAAGTGTTTGAGTTGAAAGTGTCATTGGTAAAAATTAGGCACCCAGAGAAGTTCTACTGATTCATTATGTTGTTGAAATACCTCTTGCCATTCCATAAAAATAGCACTTGCATTTGACCTATTCTTTTTCTTCTTGCTCTTCGTCAATTTAATCATTCGCTTTTCCATCTGCAGAAGAGTGTTTTCTGCTTGAAGATTCAGTTGTTCTTTGTTCAATTTGTTTTTACGATTTTAGCAGGGGAACCACAGGAGCGATAAAAGTCTACCATTCTCTGTGCTTCTTCAACATCAGGAAATGATTGAAACCTCCACTCACAATCGTCGTAAGGGACTTGATAAGTAATCTGAACTTGCTTTTGAATATACATACTCACTTGCTTGCGATCATAGTTTTAACTTCATCGAAAGATTTACATTGTCCTGCTTTGATTGCATTGATAATGCTAGTCGTAATCATACCACACTGATGATTTGCATTACAAATCGCATAGACAGGAGTGCGATCTTGAATGTCGAAAGTGGTTTTGATCAGCATTGTTTGTTTTTATGTGGGACAGATGAAAGAAAAGAAAGATCTATTGATAAAAGCGATTATGAATTTCATCTCGCAGACTTTTCAGTTTCCGAACATCAGAAATATATGCTACATCAGGATGATAATGATCTTCGAAACTTGCATAACCAAGAACATCAACAATGTCCTGAACAGTTAAATCACCGTGCTCTTGCAACTCACATTCATCAAACTGATTAAAGTAGCGAGTCAGAAAGAACAGAGCATCAGAGTAGATAGTTTCAGTGAGAGTTTGAGTCATTGTTGTTAAGAAAGAAAAAGAAAGGAAAGAAATGAAACTACACAAGAGAAAGTGCATCTTTCTTTTGCTTGGGATTGGAAACTTGCTTTACCCAAGCAGACTTGCGATTCTTAACAATTTGAGAAGGAAGTTTAGTCTTACCCTGAACCTCATTGATCAGAGAAATGAATTGAAGAAAGAATTGCTTTTCCATTCGTTGAGCAGTGGTCATCTTAATTCAAATAAAGAATGGGTCTTGGGTGGGACAGGCACCCCTGCTCCCTCCACCCTCTTAATATAGCACCTTTTGGGTGCTGTGCTCTTTTAGTGTGCCACTAGAACAAGTGGCACAAGGGGTCTGCGACTCGCCTTGAGACTATGATTCTTTATCCCAATGATGCTTCCAATCATAATCCTCATAATATCCACTCTTTACAATGTCATCATAAACAGTGGGAAGATTATGAATCTTTGCTTTATCCCTATTCCGAAGTTCTACCTCATTATCATGGAGTAAAGTTTCAAGTTGTTTGATTTCATTAAATGTCTTTGGTCGGCGGTATGGGTAATAATCAGAATAATTACCTTTGCGTTGTGTTTTAGACATTGGTTTTTCCTTTTGTTAATTTAGGTCAGAGTTGAGACAGAATGCTTTTGAGATTCTCTAGATGTTCTTTCTTCTCATCATATTCTTCACTCAAATCATCAACAGAATTATCTTCAAAATTAGTTTCCTCTTGAATCTGCCAATATAGGTCTTCCAAATCACCTTCAATTTGATTGATGAAAAATTTGATTGTTTGAACTTTAGTCATTTTTGAAAGTGTATTGTGAATTGGTTGAAAGACTAGAGTTGAGACAGTACCCACATCATCGCAGACACTTCCTGTTTAGTATTCCATCCACTTACATCTTCAGTCATATTTCCATTCGGTCGAAAGATTGCAACCTCATAAGTTTCATCTTTAACATCTCCATACAATCCACATCCACCAGGTCCAGAGACTACAGAAATCTCCCAATCATTCTCAAAATTATGTCTTGCAGCAATCGCACCAGGAATACCATTCAGATGCGGGACAAATGTAAGAAGGTCAAACATTGGAGGAAAAAGGTAAAGAATCTAGTTGAACAGTTTAGCACAAACAGGACCAATTCCCATTTGCACAGAGAGAGGGTCATTCAGAGTGCGACCACAAATAGAGCAAGAACCAGACTCGTGCCCATAAATCTTTGCAAGTTGCAGGAGATTTTCATTAGCGTCCTCTAGAAGATTTTTAACATCTTCAGAGACATTACCTTTCAACTCACCATTTTGAGTAATCTTACCAACATATTGGTTGTTCTCAAAAACATAAACACAACCGATATTTGCTCCCTTATTCACAGTGGAAAGAGTAATACCAGGCAGTCGCACTTGAAACTTGGTCTTGCGATTCTTACCTGCATCATACATTTTCTCCACCAGATTGATATACTCACCATTCTCAACAGGAGTTTGAGAATCAATCACACTTTGAGTTGCAAGATAGTGCATCCAAGCAATTTGCTTTTCAGACACTTTCTTCTTCTCAACCAGATTCATTGCGAAATTATTATAGTTCAGTTTATCTTTGATATATGCTTTTGCATCATTCAGAGACTCAAACTTGCTATCAAAAGCAATCTCTTCGCCTTGCTTTTCAACAATGAAAGAAGTCATTTCTAAAAAGAATAAAGAATGGGTCTTGGGTGGGACGGTGAGACCCGCTCCCTCCACCCTCTTAATCTACCAGAAAAAAGTTCCAGTGCCCGTTTAGTGTGCCACCAGTACAAGTGGCACATCGCATCATTGGTCTCACACAGTCTGATGAGACAATGCAAACTTCACAATTTCCGTGCGATTGTTCTTGTATTGCAAAATCAAATCTACAATCGCATCAACATCTTCAGGTTCTGGTTCATCTTCACATTCTGCTTTTGCAATTTGCGTGAAGATAGATGCAATCTCAAAGTCTGATTCAAACAGCAGATTTCGGTGATTATCAATTTCAATATAATCTTCCACTGCATCAGCAGACAGTTGCAGTGGAATATCAGGTCCAATCATACCCAAAGTTGCAAGACGTTCGAGGGCACCAACAACCCACATCACTTTACATTCATCAATCGAAAGTTGTGCGTTCATTTTGTAATCTCAGGAAAGGACATAACGGAAATCAATCAGGTTAATACACACACCTGACTGACTGACAATCTCTTGAACTAAACAGTCACAAACACTTTCATCATTCACTTCATCATAACAACACATATCCAAATCATATATTTGCCCAACATACTCTTCTTGCAGTGATTCTTTCATATTCGGTTGTTGAATAATATCAAGTGTGTCCAGGTCGAACTCAATTTCAGTAATCTGTACTTGTGGCATTTTGAATAAAGGAAAAGAAAGAGAAAGGGATGTTTAACTCACACCCCACAGAGTTGTTTGGTCACAGAACCAGATGCTTGACGGTTCAAAGAAACACCAGCACCTACGTTTGCACCAGAATAAGCACCAGCACCATTTGCACCATTCATCTTCTTAGCGCGTCCAAATCGCATTGTGGAGAGTTTATTACTCACTGCCTCGGCATCATCATGAACTCGGTTCTCTGCGAGTTTCATTTCCTTCAGACGTTCTGCAACTTTATCCGCAAATGCCTTGCGGAAGTTAAGTTTGAAAGAACGGGAAACAGAATCACCGCGCAGAGAGCAAAGGATTTTCTCTGCTTTATGTGCAACTTCTGCCTCTTTCTCCATCACCTGAACAAGGTAATCATAATAGAGTCGCACTTGAATTTGTTGTGCTTCACTACCAATGATTTGCAGAGACTTGGAATCTCCATTCTTCAGGTATGCTTTTGCATCATAGAACGTTGCAATCGCATTGGCAAGAGTAGTCAGTGCAACATTGATTCTCTTGAAAGAAACAAACTCTTCATCAAGAACTTGAGTTTCAGTTGCTTCAGAGATAGTTACACCATACTGCTTGCACAGTTTATCAATCATTCGGGCAGCAGCAGATGCTTCACCCTCAAAGTCAGTACCATTCTGCAGTTTCAGAATGGATTGAATCTTTGCGATAACTTGCGAACGATCCATAACAAGAAGTAAAGAATTGGACTCGGATGGGACTGACCCCTTCCACCCTCTTAATCTACCAGAAAAAAGTTCCAGTGCCCGTTTAGTGTGCCACTAGAACAAGTGGCACATCATCAATAAGAATAAGCAGAACTTACATAATCTTCATATGCTGCCTCTGCGTATCCTTCATTGATTCCATCAAGAATTTCATCGTTAGAAGGAAGTTCTTTATCGACTTGATTCCAATAATAAAGAATAGTCTCCAATGCAAGTTTGCTATCAAGTTCCCACTCATAATCATAAGTAGGATAAAGTGGATGCACTGGATTATTTGTATTTTCTGCTTTCACACTTTTTACCTCATCCAAAACATCAAGATAATCAAGAAAATCTTGAGGAAGATTATCCCATTCTTCTTGAGTTTCAGGATAGTTGATGATTTGACGATTCATAATTTGCAGTGTCGAAGTTACCGTGCTCATTTAATGTCTCGCTTGCTCTTTCAGTTTTCAGGTGAAGTTGTGTAATCTATTTTATAAATGCACCAACCAATTTCATCACTAATCATATCTACAATTTCTTCTTCATCATCAACAATCCACTCACTATCAAGAACAGATTGAATCAGTCCTTTTTGATAATTCATATCTGGGGGACAATCACAGACATCATCAGTGAAATCAATTTCGATTGAATTAACTTTGACTTTCATTTTCAATAAGTACGAGGAAGAGTTTTCAGTTCATCATCAGTGAATTGAATACCATCATCAATTCGTGCCTCATTTTTATAGAGGTAGAATTGTTTGAAATTGGTAACCGTTGCTCTTAAATCTCCATCCTCATCTGTAAAATAAACAAGAACATCACAATACTTATTGCGATCCCAAGTTAGAATGGCACATTTACGAATAGGTGCTAGTTCATTCGCAATGTCTCCAAATTCAGTAATTGGATAATCGGTGTAGGCAAGGTTAATCATTTTGAAAACTCAAGCAGAAATTGTAGAAAGTGGTTTGAAGTCATAACCATAATTTCCTTCGATTGCTTCATAAACAATCACATTTTCTCCAGAGAGTTCTACACTCCAATCAAGTGCAGATTCTGTTGCTTCAAAAACATCATCAAACCATTCTGCATCTTCAAGAATGAATGTAACAGGACAAGCAATGAACATTGAAGTCAAGAATAAAGGAATAGAGTAGCAATGGGTGGAATCGAACCACCGACATAGAGGGTATGAATCTCTTGTTCTACCACTGAACTACATTGCCCCACAGAGGGGAGAAATAATCTCCCCCCAAAATTAAAACTCAGACTGCAGCAAGGTATGCTTCAATCTCATCATCATTCTCAGGACAATCAGCAATAGCGAGGTCTTCACAAACTTGCTCACGGGTGAGTTCAGTTTGATTAGGAACAATCACATCAAGAATGTCCAGAATCTGATTACCAGTAGCACCCTTGCGGAGCATACCGAGCATCACATCTTTAGAGAAATCAACAGTCATTTTAGTTTGATTTAGTTTGACGTTTGTGGAAAGTGTCTAGATTCTCGTAAGAGACATTCTAGACTAGAAACCCGACAGTGCGAAACTGTCGAACTTCCCTCACCACCCATATACAATACCACGGAACCGATCCAGCAGGGGGTTTAGTGGTCAGTCCCTCAACTGGCACAGTGCTAGGGTTTGGGCAAAAGGCACCAGGGGCACCTAGACTCATTTGAGTCCCAAACGAGAACCCTTGCGCCGCAAGGGGTTTGGGAAGCATCAAAAACCCAAAAACCTGCAATTTGGCGTCACAGGTGCCCTAGGTCATCCGCCGCAGTCTCATCGACGGTCCATCTGAAACTGTTGAGAATCAGGCAGATTCCAGAAGTTCAGGATAATAATCTGTAACTTCAGTAATCAACTCTTCCTCAGTATAATCTGTAAGATTTTCTACCAGAGTATCATATACAAAACGTTCCATAGTTTTAATGTCCATATTATCCAGCAGTTGCTGGGCATAAGCATCAATCAGGTCTGCTTTGTTCATTTCAGTGCTCATTTGCGATTACGGTTGCGATAAGATGCAGAAGGGTCTGGGTCATAAATGCCCCCACCATCTCTATCTTCAAGATAGAACATAGTGAGGAAGGTGGAGATAATGACTCCACCCAAAATAAGTGTAGACATTTAGTTGGATTCAACAATTACAACATAATCATCTAAAAAGAGCAGCAGAAGGAATTTCAACAATTTTGGGTAGTTTAGAATCATCAAACTGATTCATACTATAACATACCCATTCACCATTTCGGAAGAGATAGGAGTACTCTTCACTATCCTCTGGAAGTAGATACTCACAGAGGTCAGCATCAAGACGTGGAGGACAATTATCTCCACGTTGAGAATAGTATTGTGGCCCATAAGAACCATCAGCACTATCATCCCAACGTGAATCAGTCCAGCAAGAACTCATATCACCACCATCAATCAGTTCTGCAACTTTCTCTCTAGTGTTGTAGTGAGTCTTTAGAATACGACCCAACCATTCAGGATAACCATCCCAGTGATGATAACAGTTAAGTATGCTGCCATCACTCAACTCAATTCCAATGCGACTTCTTGTACTCATTCAAAAGGATTAGCAAGTTGTGGAATAGTATTGAACTTAACAACATCATAGGGAATAGGAATGTTGTTAAGATATTCTTCAATCTCAAGATTCATCTCAATTCGATTGAGAAACTTCTTGGATTGAGTTTCACCCATAAAAGTAAGAGTTTTCAAATACCACTCTTTAGATACATCACCCATTGGAGTTTTGATGGGGTAGAAATCCACCACCATATTTCCGTCTTTAGATTGAAGTCGCATCAGAACTGATTATCAAAAACAAAACCATCAACATAGGTGCAAGCAAGATTATCGAAAGTTGCCTCCCAATCAATCTCAATGAAACTAGGATAGTCAATGGAATAACAATCCGTCACATAGTTCTCTGCATAGTGCTCTTTGGACTCCCACACACCGCGATAAGCATCTTCAAAGGATTGGAGATTATCAATACCAAACTCTTCAATGAAAACATCTACTGCTTCATAAGAGTAAGATTCACCAAATTGAACATAATTTTCATAATGCTCAACAAAGTTGCTCTCACCATATTCCGCAATGAACTCATAGATGTCATCTACAGCATAGGAATCCTCAACAAGTTCAGAAATCAGTTCTTGAGTTTCAGTCTTCAGTTCCACTTGAGTAGCAGTCATTGCTTAACCTTGATTACTTCGTAATTGTAGCACCACCAGAGGCGGTTTGGGGAGTGTAGTGTGCCACTAGAACAAGTGGCACATCAGCGTCAAGATTTCATCTTGAGCATAGTAATTTGGTCGTCAATGCACTCAAAGATTTGTTCGTAGATATAATCTAGAGAATCAATTTCATCTAGAACTTGTTCTGCTTTATCCAAAGGAAGATGATGTTGGTCTAGATTTTCATCCATCTCAAATACATCTTCCTTAGTGAAAATAAATGCAGCAACAGGAGCATCTGCACCTTGTTCAGAAATCAGTTTCTCAACAGATTCTTTGAGTAGTTGAAGTGTGCGTGCCATAATCAAGCGAAAGTGTATTGGAAGAACAGAGAATCAACCAGGCGATTGGTGTTCAGTTTCACCCAACGATAAATCTTGGGAATAGCAATCACAATCGCAGCAACAAAGTCAATTACATTTACAACAAATCGAATGAAATTAACTTGGGTTGCTTCACCATTGTCATCCCACCAAAGTTGAAATGCAGTCCAACCATAGGAAACTACAGCAACAACAATAGCAGAAACAGTTGCAGCAAACTTGATTGCATCAGCACTAAACTGAATGTAATCAAACTGCTTGAGTTTGTTGATAGTATAATCAACAGGGGGGAAAGAATTAGTCAGTTCCATTGTTGTAGAGAATTGGGAATTGGACTCAGGAGGGACTCACTCCCTCCACCCTCTTAATAT